AATAATTCATGTTTGTTTCTAATGGAACATATTCTGATGACGCTGAAATATATGACCCCGTTTTATTTGTTTTTGAGGATACTTTGAATGGATTACTATAATTTATATTTGCATCATAATTAGGATACTCCGAGCTCTCTGAAATATATGCCATGGTGTCAATAAATGTTGTGTGGTGTGCTGTCTCAAGTATTGGTTTCTTACCAATAATTATTTTATCCCTTTCCAATACAGTTGGTTCTATCATAATTCCAACATTTGCATTTGCTCTTGCTGGAATTAAACTTTTTACTTGTTTATATAATGAACTATCATAATATTTTAATAATCTTAAATAATCCCAGAAGTTATTTGGTCCACTATATTTCTGCCAATATAAATTTCGTGCCTCCACAAGTCCGGTATATTGTTCTTTGTACTGGTCACGTGGATCTCCAATATATTGGTCGAAATCAAGGTCTGGCATTGATAATATAATATCTTCATCAATTGGAGCAGATGGTGAAAAGTATATTCCAAGTTTGTTAGAATCAATTGGAGCATTGTCATAAGCCGGTGTTGTAATACTTTCACCGAATTTTAATATTGGGTTTCCTATCTTATCATTTCTAACATCATCTTCTATTCTAATTTTTGTAGATGATCTACGAGATGGACCAAGATTTGGAACTTTCATTTTAGTTTCATCAACTACTGATGAGAAGTGATCTTTAAGTCCACTTGTAAAATTATATGGAACTGCAGATGAAGTGAATGATTGGTCTGCACTTGCATCTTGAAACCATTGATTTACTCCAACACTCAAATCTTTGTCATCATCGAATGAATAACGTGTGACTAAATCTGTATAAGATGCGGATGGGTGGTTTCCATCAAATGATATTGGAGCTGTCACATGATTATCAAATGACGATTCTAATAGTGGTGTAGTCCAATTTCTATATTCCATCATAGAACCACTAAATGATTCACCGAAATCAACACTTTCTGGACCACCTATTGTAATTGTATTTCCACCTCCATTATATGAAGTATTATATGATTGTGAAACAGCTCCTAATGAACCACTTACTGTCATTTCACTTGTGGATTCTAAATATATTTTACTTCTACCTACATCGTATTTTTTAGTGTATAATGTATAAACTACATCCTGACTTGTATCATCATCACTTAAATGAGTTCCAGATGCAGAAGTTCTGGTTAACATTACCGAATAAAACTCTCCATCATATACTGGTAGTGCTGATGATGTTATTTCATTGTACCCTCTACTGCCACTTAATTTAAAATTAACATATCCATATTGATCTGATGAGCCATTGTCTTTAAGTCCAATAGACCAATCTGTTCCTCGTCTAACTAATACTTGATTAGAACCCGTTACAGCTTTAAATCTAAATTCTATTGTGTCTGGTCGTCTACTTGTTGCTCCATCTCCTTGTGTAACTGCTTGCCAAGTATCATTTTGAACATAAGTGTTATTTGTTGCTCCGAAGAAATTTAATGCTTTTGTAAATTTTCTTGTTAAAAACGATTCTGCAGATTGTCCTGGTAGTTTTGGTCCACCATATTCCACAACACGTAAAATAGAAGATGGAATACCATAACAACTTATCAGACCATTAATTGCTCTGGAGGTCCCTTTTGTTTTTAGGAAATATGGCATATTGTTTATTATACGACTCCATATTTCTCTGGATATATCTCTATCTGATGTTCCGCTAAATTGCCATGGAGTTTCTGAACCAGTTTGCTCCATTCCCAAAATGTATCGTGGTATGGAAACTAAATCTTTTCCATCATAAACTTCCCAACCAAGTGATTGTGCAACAGGTTTTAATAAATCTCTTGCTAAACCACTATCTACACCATCTCGTCTATCATGAACATCGGTCATTGACTTTACGAATGCCCAAATGTCATCAAAATAATGACCAATCATATCTATAAAGTTTAAGAATAAGTCATTTTCAGAATCATCTTGGACAAATGTTGGAAGATTAACTCTTAATCTATTCATATTTTGTTTATCATATACAGATGATGAAATTATTTGATTATTATACCAATCAACAGCTACAGATTGTGTAACTCTGTAATTTATATACGGGTCGGAATAAGTCCCAGTTCCAGATAGTTTCGGCCATGCATTGTCGTGTTGTATTCCAATGGAACTACTTGAATAAGATGAACTTTTGTTATACATATAGTTTTCAAATTTATCAAACGTATTTATAGTTTCACGACGCTTTCTTTCCCACCATGCAATTTGAGTTGTAGAACCACTAATCGGAGATAATCCTGGATTATATGATGATGACCCTGAAAGTGGGAGATAACCAGTTCCACTTAATGTTCCAGAAAGAGACGCACTTCTATCTGAATACATTTCGATTAAATCTAATTTATATTTAAAATTCCGGACTCGTTTTTCTGCTGAACCAAAATGTATGAAATTATCGAATAAAAAATGATCAATATTGATATCTATACTTAAACTTCCACTCAAAAGTTCATTTTCTAAACTTTCTTTTATAGAAGAATCTGTTGTTGTTAATGAATCATATCCTTTATATTCTGTTTTTCCTGTTCCAATGGGACTATTAACATTTCCAGGTTCTGGTGTACGAAGAACTATATCACTTATTTCTTCTTCAATAAAAGGAATGAGAGTACAAGTTTCTTCAATAGGTGGTATCATTTCCTTTACCACACTACAAAAATCTTGATCTTTTATGTCACCCTGTAACGGTTCATATAATTTATATACAGCTGAGTGTGGATATTCTGGATATGTAATCGTATCCAATTTAAAATTAGTTATCAAACTAAAATTATTAGGGCCAAATTTTATAAGTTTACTTAAATCTTCTTCGGTATCCCTTGGACTATTTATAAACCACTTTTCAAACCCATTTGAATTTTCATCATTTATAGATTGCATATCATATAATGAATACGAATCAAAATCATGACCAGCTTCATTTCCAAGTTCTTCATATGAATTTAATAACGTAATAGTATTTCCACTTATTCCAGCAATATCACCCCGTAGTGTTCCAAAGGTAGGTTCTACTGAATAAAGTGATGATGTATAATCTACACTAAATTCTGTAAATTCATTCCAAGGACGAATGTTTGTAGAATTATCAAAAACTGAACCATTGGGTGCTAAATTCTCATAAGTATCTTTTAAAATAATAGTATTTTTATCTATTATGGTTTCAATTTCTGCAACCAAGTCCTCCGTAACAGGAATTTTATCAATAGTGGTTGATATTACAGTTCTTTGTATTTGTACATTTTCTACCCAAAGTATTCCTTCTGGACCATAGTGACCATATACATATAAAGATGTTGGTTTCGTTAAATCCCAATCTTCTTCTACTTCTGCCGTATAACTTACCTGTTCCCATTCATCAGTATTGGAAACTGGAATATACCTTTGAAATTCTCGTTGCCATGCGTGATGACTACCTTCCTCTAAAGTTGATGGATGATTTCCAATATTAGATCCCCAATATTGACCAACTTCACTTTTTCTATGATGTAACAATCCAACCATTGCACCTTTTTTAATGGTATCGGATTTTTGCCACCAGGTTATTGTAATGTTATCACCAACACTAATTCCTTGTGATGCCATTTCATATGGCAATGTTTGGGCTATACCCAACCATCTATGTGCAAGACCCATTGGTTGACTTTCAACTGTATTAAATCCCGTTTTAAATGGACCATCATAACTTGTATGATTTGGAGCATCAAATTGAGAATTTTTATCGATGAATTTCATTACAGTATCACCATATTGTCCTTCACCTTGTACCCATTTAGCGTGATATCCTAACCAACCACTGTGCCATCTTGATCTACTATTTTGTATATCAACACTCCCACCCCAATCGAACCAATTAAATCCATATGACCAATTTTCAACCTGTACTGCATCTTTATGTAATGCGGGATCCCAAGCTTTCCAAATTTCATCTGTTATGTTGAATGTGGGTGTCCACTCCCAAACTAAATTATTTTTTCTATTTCCAGTATTCCAAATCCATTCACATTCTTCCAATTCTGGGTCATTATTACTCCCCCAATGATCACTGCTATTTGCGAGTCCGAGTGACTTCCACCCAGGTAAATTAGAAGTAGAACCATCAACTTCAATAATTTTCCACACTCCAGGTGAAGTGGTAGATAAATTAGATTCAGATTCTGTATCCATTACAAAATCACCGTCAACATCACCAGTTTTATATTCCGTTCCCTTATATGTTATTTTTGCTAAAAATGCTGCAACACCGGAAATATTTTTTGTAACCAATCTGAGCTTATCTGACAGTGAAAAATCTGCTGTGCTGAAATCCTTACTTTGTCTCCAGTTATTATGTGATCCCAATTGACTTTCACTGCCGTTTGAATCTACTTTATAAAGTATAAATTCATCGTCCGCTTGTATCCACACTTTTATTGTAGAATTCCCTATATCTGAAAAATCACCGTGGTATTTAGATTTTCTAAATTCTCCTTCATAATTAGTTATTTGAGTGGCATTAGAATTTTTTATTGAAATGTCATCCACAACTTTGATTTCAGTGACTTCGCTAAAATTTTCATCTACTACGAAAGCATCCTTAATGATAATTTTACCACTTCCTCTACTACCACCCTCTCCCATAAGGGATATAAATCCAGCATCTTCATTCGATATTTCTGCATATAACTTATTATCATCTATAAAAGAAATTGTACCAGTTGTTTGGCTATCCATTTCTTCTTGTCTTGAACTGACCATATATGGACTTGGAGTTCCAGAAACACTTCCTGGTTCAACTTGAACATTTGTAATATACCTAATTCCTGTTTCTGTTACAGTGGTTTTTCCTAAAAGCCATTTTATAGTACCATCGGAATTTTCTGGAATAGTTATAGTTTTATATTCACGCTTCCATTCATTTCCACTTATAATTTTAGTTTCAAATGTTCCACCTGCATTTTCAATTGAAGAGATATTAACCTCGGAGTCTCCCTTATTGATTTTTCCAGAAAATAATTCTCTGTTGGATGTCCAATCATCACTCCAATACACCCAACAACTCAATATATAAGTTTCATTTGATATTCCCTTTACAATAACTTCATACTTGTTATCAGATCCATTAGATGTTGTTTTTAATGTCCATGCACTATTACCTGGATTAGAAAATTTTTCTATCGTGTGATTATTTGATATTAACGATTTTTCAGTAATATCATTTCCATCAAAAAAGTTCCCATTGGAAACTAAATTTTCAGATATAGGTAATGTTTCATTTTCTATTACAGGAGTATATTTTGATATTACTTCGGCACTCTCGTCCTTGTCTATAACAAATGCATTTCTAATTTTAAGAGTTCCACCTACCATGGAATTATTTAATTGAATATCACCTGGACTATGTAAAGTTACAACTTTTCCAGTATCGTCAAATGTTAAATATGAAGTACCATTTACGATTGAATACGCTAAACAAGTATAACATATTAACCTAAATTGCTCGTGAAAATCTGGATCATTTATTCCAGGATTTGGTCGTAATCTAATTTCTGTTCTTGAAGGTGATATTTCTTGTAACCAAAATTTATCTTCTTGTATGAGAAGTTCTATAAAATTATTATTTTCATCTTTTAATGGTTCTTCTACAGTTCCAGCATATATTTTACCATTTGTATCTACCCAATGTGGGTCATCTGACTGATAAATACTTCTATCATTTTTATAAACCAAAATAAACTTATCACTGCCACCAAGTTCTCGTAAAAAATTATAAACTATTTTATAAGTTCCCCTTTCATATCCAAGACTTCTAACATGAGAACCAACATCCAACTTTGGTGGAAGCGGATGTGGAAGTTTTCCTGATGCTATATAATTGTCTGATGTATCATATAAATGAAATTCTATAACATCAGTTGGTGATTCACCAAATGGTATAGGTTCGTCTCCAACATCTAATCCAGAAATACTTATCAAAGGAAGATTTTCAGAATTTAATCTTGATAATTTTCCAGTTACATTATCTAATGTTAATTGTTTTTTTCTTGGCATTATAGTTCCGTAAATTCTCTGTCTATTATTTTATTTAAATCTTCATTTTCATCATAATCAAAATAACCATGAGACCAAGTAATCTTATTATTTTCTGGATGACCTGATCCATCGGTTCCCTGTCCTGGGGTTATCTTTTCAAATAAAATTATATTTCCTGATGTTGAATCTCTTAAAATTCCATCTGTTAGATTTCCGGTGGTGGTTCTCTTTTGAATAACTTCTATATATTTTGCTTCATCGCGTCTTGTAATTTCTTGATAGAAATCATTAACCTTTAATTCTTCTTTGTTATATGGCATTTTATCTTTCCACTTTGAAACTGTTCTTTTCGTCAAAATATTGAACAGTTTCATCGGCAGTACCACTACCACTTACTATTTTATAATTTATTCTGTAAAATCGTTCTGATTGTAATCCGTTCATCCAGAAGTTAAAATAGTTTCCGGTTGAATCACAACTAACTACTGAACCACTGCCAAACGGAACAATAACATCATCTGTATAAGCATCTTTTATTTGATAATATGTACTGCCACTTGGAAGAGTTTTTACCGTATTATATCCGGTAGTATATTGAGTTGATGAATATGACCGTTCTGGAAACATTTCCCTACCAACAACTCTAAATTTTACTTTTGAATTTTCTTTATACTTTTCTCTAAACCCTCTCATATAAATTTGCACATCTTCTAAATTAGCTGATGATAATGCTGTTAATGAACCAGTTACCCATTTTGAATCATCCCAAACTACTTCTAATTTTGGGGGATAAATTGTGTGAGTTTCCCTTGAGAAAAAACTGAAATTTCCATATCGTGTAGTATTTCCTTCTTCAACATCAGAATCAGTATTTCCAATGCTACCACTTCTTTTTACCATAAATCCCTCGTTTGAAACTGTACTGTGTAACCATTTCCACATAATATCAGTTACATCCATTCTTACATCTGCTGGTTCATTTGTAAAAGATTGTGATGCTTCGTATCCACTTCCACTATACCACGTTCCACCAGATCCAGAAACAGTATTCCATTGGGTTCTTGTTATCCCATTATCTTTCCATTTCCAACCTGCTCCATCTTCTACGATTGGAGAAAGATTATATCTTCCAGATCCATTCTCCCATGATTGACTTACTGGATATGAGTATAAAGTTTGATCTACATTCAATGCAGATGAATTTGCATCAAATAAATTTAAATAAAATTTTGTGCTTGAACCGGAAGTTATTAAACCAGATGATACTGATTGAGAAATATAAGTTAAATCAAATTTAACGAGTGCTCTTGAAACATATATTTGAGTTCCGGCTACATTCATATCTTTTCTTATTTCTAAAATTTCATCCAACCCTGTATTCATGCTATGACTTTGTTCGTAAAGTGTTGTGTCCTTTTCACTAAATTCAAAATAATGCATTATATATCTCCCAATACTCTTCCCCTAATATCTGTATCTGGGAATTTAATTTCAAAAATTGCTGGATCAACCGATGGGTAAACTGTCCCATTAAATGTCGCACTTTGAATATCATAAATATTATCTGAATATCCAGAAGATGTTCCCCATTTGTTTTCTACTATAACCAACTCATCTCTATTTTCAAGAGGTTTAACTATTGTAGCTACACCATCAACTTTTAATAACTCTGAAGCTATTCCTGATAGAATAATTGGTTGATTTATTTGCCACCTATCTATATTAAAATATGTTTTTAGTGAATCTACACACTTCAACAATACTTCATTTTTATTAAATCCTTTTTTTGTATAAATTGCAAATTGCAATCCTATATTTATTACCCAAGCATCTTTTAATTGAACTGCATCTGTCATCATTCTATATTGACTTAAATAAATTTTTACATTTTCTTTTACTGCAGTATTTAGTCCGACTAATTTTTTACTTTGATTATATCCCAACATATACATATTTAATGCTAATGGGTTTGGTTGAAATGTTGTATCTGACTCATTTTGACCTGTTGCAGAAACTTGTTCATCTTGGATCATATAAACTTTAGATATATTGCCATATTTTGATGGTAATGAATATACACGAGTTATATAATCATCCTTGGTTACTGCACGACCTTGAGCTTGAAAATATGCAAGTGCATTAGTTCGTACATTTTCTATTGTTTCACCACTACTACCACCTGTTGCTGGGTTTGGGTTAGTAACTGCTATAGAATTTTGAGTACTTGTTTTTAAACTCGCATCTAATGTTAAAGAATTATCAAACTCTGAACTTATCAATGAAATGTTATTTATTCCGTTTGATGCGACATTATCACTAATACCACCACCGTAACTATATTTTATTGTTAATGTAGTATTTGTTGGAACTTGACCATACGTATCTGTATTTAAAAAGTTTGCTGGATCAAATGAAGTATCAAGAAAACTTGGAGTTCCTGGTAGACTAGACCCAACGTTATTTGGGTTTGGTATTATTTCTTCATCTGCTCCAGAAGCTACTCCTGAGCCGAACCTTAATTCGGTTTTTTCGTCTGTTCTAATGTAAGTTTTAAATCTCTTTGAAGTTTTTACAAGTTTCAATAAAAATGGTGCAAAATTTCTACCATTCACTAAATCTGGTGAATTCTTTGAAGTGTTTTCAAAGTCTGCATATACAGTATCTTGTGCTAAAAATGGGACTTCATACCATTTGTTTCCATCACTATCCGTTACTGAAATTATTTCTAAAATTGGAGTGTTTTGTAAAACTACTCTTTTATATTTTTCAGCAGAACCAAATGTAATATATTCAGTAGAAACCGTTCCACTTACAGCCTTTGCTGATTTTTTAAGTAACCACTTTGTAATGTTACCACTATCATCCACTTCAAATATGTCTTCTTGTCGTGGACTCATTGAACTTGAATTTCTAAAAATTACATCATCCACACTTCTAAATACCGTGCCATTTGTTGAAGTTGCTTGTAATCCGTTGGATACATTAAGACAATAATCTTCATTTGGTTGCCGTTTTCCATCTACTACATTATTTGGATCTGATGGAACGGTTTGGAACACGTCAAGTGTTACCGAAGATGGAGATGATAATTTGGGCTTATATCCATATCCTTGAACTATTTCATAAATTGTTTTCTTTTCTTCTGCAAATGATAATAAACTTTCTTTAAATTGTTCATCAATATAATATGATAAAACGTCTCCAACATATGATGCCATTTCTATAAACATCATCCCAGGGTCTGCTTCATTAAAATCATTATATGTGTTTGGGAAATAGGTCTGTGCATATTCCATTAACCCATTCCTGAAACTACTAAAATCTTTATTTAAATATTTTACATCTCTGCTAAGTCCATGTTTAGCCATTTAATTTCTCCATTGTATTGTCACTGTGCTAATTCACTATATGATTCAAATTGCTCAAAACTTATAGACACTTGTGCAGACATTCCAGGTTCGAATGATAATCCAAAGTCTATTGATATATTTACTGTATTTCTTCCGTAATCTGGAAGTTCCACTTTAAGTTTTTTAATATTTACATATGGAAGCCATTGTTCCATAGATTCTCTAATTGCCTCCTCTAATTTATCATTTAAATTCTCATCCATTGGTTCAAAAATAACTTCATTTAATCTTGAACCAAATTCTGGTTGACCCACCCTTTCACCCTTCATAGTTTTCAATAAATTTACTATATTGTGTTTTGCCTGTTCAAGAGTTGTATTTGTTTGAGTAAAATGACCAGTGTTGGAATATCCCATTGGTAAACTCAGACCAATGGATACATCTGGATTTAAATCTTTTTCTCTTGCTCCCATGTATAGTCTCCTACCTATTTATTGTTTCTTGACCAACTATTAACCCATCTTTTACTATAATTCTTTTTCTAATATATGATACAGTTCCATTTTCATTTTCAATAGTATCAGTTACTATAAAATCTTCTGTTAATCCGATATCACCATCCTTTGATTTATAGCCACCAGTCCGTATCTTTCCATCAAATTTAATTTCTTTACGATTAAAAGTAATATTTAAACTATCAAAAATATTTCTAAATATTATTAACTGTTTTGCTGCATCAATATTTGATTTAGCTACTGTTCTAAATCTTTTTAGTAATCTTGATAATTTAGTTTTCTTAGTTTTAGGATTAGTTTGTACCCGTCTAATATTTAACTGTCCTTTTGGTGTTAAATATAAACTACCAGGTAACCTATTTTCTAAATAAGACTTATTATCAAGTTTATCTATCTCATCTTCACCAGTTAAATAGGAATGTATAGCATCAGCTTCTTCAGCTGCCAATTTAGCATTTTCTTTTCGTATTCTACGTTTAGTTTCAGTATCTTGATCCTTATAAATTCTATCATTTTTTATTTTTTCAAGTTTGTACTTTAAAAACTGTTTATCTAATGCCATTATTTATCTCATTATGGGCGGAAATGTTTTCCACCTTTTTTCTCGTCTATTGCCTTCATTACCTTTGAATAATCTCTTGTCAGTGCGTTTTGTACATGATCTGGAACACTTTCAACATTTACACCAGCTTTTTTTATCGATTCTACTGCTGCAATATCTCGTTTTTGCTGTTTGTCACCTTCAGTATTCATTCCGTAAGAACCTGCTAATAAATCATTCATTTTATTTGTGTCGTAAGTTCCACCACCCATTGTTGGATAGTCATTAGTACCACCACCTTGAATTCCACCGACCGTTTCATTTAAAATATTATTGAGAACTTCATTTTCTGTATAATTGATTGTCTCGTGTTTCTTGGCCTTATATTGTTTTTTACTTGGCAAATTCAAGTGGTTCTCTGTTAAGGGCTTTGAAACTAATTCGGTAAGTGAAGATGATCTATCTTCCTTAATAAATATCTCGTTTACTTGTTTTTTCACTTCTTTACGGACTACAAGTTCAATTATTTTTATTAACTCTTGTTTTTTCATTTTGTTATCTCCTATTATTAAAACCCATCTAAATATTGTTTTAATTCGTCACTAGAAAAACATCTATCCAATTCGTCCATTTGTTTTGCAAGTTCAGTGTGCAAAGGAGTTGTGTCAGTTTTATCAAAATCTGTATCTGTATCTAAATCTGTCCAACTTCCCCCACCTGCTATACATTCTTCTTCTGTTAAATAGCCATATATAGAACAAAAACCAACAGGTCCATCTGTATCTAATCCTGTAGAGTTTTCTACCATCATATCATACATATCTTCCAACTCTTTTAAATCGTCTGGATCAATCCACGTTCCACCAGCCGCTTCACAATCTTCTTTTGTCATTTCCCCAGCAACTTGTCCAGCACATTGTGCTAAAATTGACATTAATTGTGCTTGTAATACTGGGAGTATAGTACTAAATCTACCAATGGTCTGTAGTAACATACTAACTACCATATCCACTAATCCCATAATATTTAATACTTCCATTAATTTTTCTACTATTGGAACAATAAATGGTGGTTGCAACATTAAAATTTTTCTAACTATTTTTATGACCTTTTGAATAATCTTTATTACTTGAATTATTTGCTTTAGTACTGGCATCAATTCCATTATTGCCGCCATAACTTCCAATAATTTTTTTATAGTTGCCTTTACTGGTGGAGTACAAACATCTTCTGGATTTATTGTTGCCCTAGCCATTATTTTATCTACTTCTGCATTTAACTTACCTAATGCTTGATTGAGTTTACCCATCATCTCTTGTATCTTTGCAGTAAATCCTGACAACATCCAAGCTTCTAAATCTGGAATTTCTAAATTGGACATTTTAAGTAACCATTCATTTTCATCTTCTGTTGGAACATTTACATTTCCTGACCCCACACAAAATCCTTTTAATGCACCATCATCGGGTTCTTCACCACTTGTTTTTTTACTACCATCATTACCAGCTGAAACCGAAGTGTCTTGTGTAGTATATGGTGCACATTTTAATTCACCATTTTCTATTACACACCCAACATGAAGTACCGTACCAGCTGGAACTGTTTCTCCATTACCATATTGAAGTAAATCATTACCCGTATCAGGCCATATAACTACTGCACCATCATCTCCAGCAACTCCAGGATCTGCTACAAACTGATATGGCCAATCTTCCTTTCCATTAAAAATACCACTTCCTTCAATTAATT